CCACCCAGACCCACGGGTGACCTGACAGACCCGATGACCAATCTGCCGGTACGGGGAAGCAGAACGGCCCCACCCGACATAGATGATATGGATGCGCTGGGGAAGGCTTATGATTCGGATATGCCTTTACAGTGGGAAGTGTTGGGGCGCAAGGACGAATTCCTTGACACGGAACCATATGCGTTAAGGCGTTCACTGGCGCAGCGGGGTGGCACAGGATTCAACCCCCAAGATGTGGGAGATTTAACCCACAGGATGGTTCGGGAGCAAGAAGCGTGGGCCAGGGCGGTTGGCGGTGCGGTTGAAGTGAACTATGACGGGATGTCCGTGATGGCAGCTAGGAATACAAATCGGGCTATTGAACAAACCATCGTGCGGCACAATGCCCGCCCGCTTGAACGTATCGTGACAACAGAGAAGCCAGGGTCACCCTTTGACCGTGCCTATGCCTATCAGACCCATGACGGCGGTGTGCATATCAATATGGCGGCGGCTGAAAACGGTTCAGCCCGTTCAATCGGGGCAAGGGCGGCAGCGGATAACGCACGGAAAGCCCAGCAATATGATGCACTGGCATCAGGGGAAAGCACCAAAAAGTACAAGGCATTGATAGCCCAACATGAACAAGAACTGACCAAGATGGTTGCCGAAAGGGAAGCGTTCATCGTGCGGCGGCAAGCAGCGGGGCAAGCCGGTACACAGGAAACCCGTGATTTCATCGCCGCATTTGAAGCGGATGAAAGGGTTGCCCGCCGCTTGATAAAAAAGTGGAAAGAATCCATAGTTGAAGCGGAAAGGCTTCATAAAACCCCAGCAATCAAACGCATAAGAAGCCGCCAGTGGTCAACGGCAGGGACGGTTCCAGAAGATGAACTGACCAATATAATCGTTCATGAGATTGGGCATTACTATCATCGGCGGTATGGCTTCTATGACCCGAAGGCGATGGAAGTATTATCACGGAAATCCAGCAAAGTTCCAGAAGGCTTTCTGCGCCACTATGACCCTGAAACGAAGAAATGGGATGGTACGCATCTAGCACGGGATGAAGCATACAAGATTTCAGAATATGCGGGAACGAATGATTTAGAATTCTTCGCTGAAGCCTTTGCAGATTATCACCAGGGGGGAACACGATTATCCAAAAAGGTCAAAGATTTTGTGAAGGAAGTTATAGAAACCAATACCCAGTTCACTGATGTGGACTTACTGTCAGCCAGAATCATACCATTGGGGGAACGGAAGGGTAATCCCAAATCCATATGGAGCGGGCGATTCAAATGACAACACCACCTTTAGAAGTAATAACAGGTGGCAATTCAGACCAATGTATTTCTTGCCATTGGTACATCGGTGGTATCAGTGGCGGGAACCATGCCTGCTTTGCATTCCCTGAAGGAATACCCTTGGGGATATTCCGTGGGGCAATCAACCACAGTGACCCATACCCAGGCGATAACGGTATCCAGCGGCGGGAAGACGCTGCATGGCGAAAAATATACGAAGAAAGGATGGGACGATGAACGCAACGCTAAACGATGAGACACGCCCGATTATCCGTGAACGCTTCGGGGTGATATGGTGTCCGTTCTGTGACCGCAGCCGCCAGCTAACGATGGATGGTTTGTTCTGTGATGGGTGCAGGGCGGAATTCACGGAATCCCCGGTGGAAGAAGCTGCGCCCGTGGAAACTCCGGCCCCGGCCCCAGCGGAAGAAGAAGCCGTTGACCTATCAGCGGCGGATGTCCCGGCAGCCCCACGGCGCAGGCAAGCCGAATCGTGAACTGCTTCCGTTGCGACTCTGAAGACTTGGTGCTGGCGGCCCTGTGGCCCCAAGACCGCAAGACCTATGCCAGCATCGGCATCGTCATGCGGTTGTGCCGGAACTGCGGCCTGGAACAAAACCATTGTGGGGATGATGAACCATTAGACCCGGCCAGGGCTGCGGAAGAAGCCCCGGCCCATCAGGTAGGGGGGTAGTATGCCGAACAAAGCGAATGCCAAGACCATAAACCGGAAGATGGGGCTGACTCCCAAGGGGCGGGTGAAGCCAGGGCCACCCAAGGACGGACGGCTGAAGAACAACAAAGGGGATAAGTACAAGTAGCCGATTGTATATTTTGCCACGTTGTTTTTAGGTTTTCCATCAACCTATACTGAAAATCTACCGCAACCCTGCGGGTATAAATAGGGGGATTTATGGTCACAGGAAACACGGAACCAGAAGACGCTGGAACCCAAGCAGCCCAGCCGGTGACTCCACCGGAAGGCGATGTCCAGGGCCAAGCACGGGTGTTCACGCAAGAAGATGTGAACCGGATGCAGGCCCAGACACGCAGGGAAACAAGGAACCAGTTCGCTGATTATGCGGAACTGAAGGAAAAGGCTGCGAAGGCTGATGAACTGGAACAAGCACAGTTATCAGGGCAAGAACGGTTGGAAGCCCGTGCCAGTGAAGCGGAGAAGCGGGCAGATGATGCGATGCAGCGGGAACAATCGGCCTTGATAGCGGCGGAAGTCAAAGTGCGGGCCAGTCAACTGGGGATAATCGACCCCGATGCCGCCTACCTGTTATTGGACAGAACCAATGTGCGTTATAACGCAGGGGAAGGCGTAACGGGTGTGGACGATGCCCTGACCCAACTTCTGGACAGCAAGCCGTACCTGAAAGGGCAGGCGAACCGTGCGCCTAATCTGAACCCGCAATCTGGGGAACCCGCCCCAACCCTGCGGTTGTCAGAAGACCAGCGGGAAGCGGCCCGATTGATGGGAATCACTGAAGAAGAATACGCCCAAGGGTTATGACTCTGAATTGCGGATAGAACGCATAAGGGGGAACTGAAATGGCAGCCAATGGATTTGAATGGAGATATAACGTTTCAGGGGGGCGGCCCCTGATTCTGACCTTCCTGATGAAAGATTCGGAAACGCTCACCAGGGGGGATATGCTTAATCTGGAATCCGGTGAAGTGGACTTGCTGGCAACGGGTGACGTTGCGGCGGTTGGCGTGTTTGTGGGGCCGGAAAACCCAGACGATGCCACGGACGGTCAACCCGGCGTGGTGAGCGGCACGGACAGCACCACCGTGGTGAAAGTCATCGCCAACCCCGATGCTGTATACGCTGACCGGAACGATACCAGTTCCCGGCTTGCGGGCGCATTGTTGGACGTTTCCGGTGCAACCGGGGCGCAGACGATAGCCAGCGCAAGCAACAACGAATTTGTGGTCGTTGAACGGAAAAGGCAATCTTCGGATGAAACCCGTATCCAGTTCACCGCCCCAACCCACTATCTTTCCAAGGTTCAATAAGGGGGTCTAGATGCCTTTAACAAGTGGCAATTTCGCAGACCTGTTGAAGCCGGGATTAAAGCGGATTTTTGACATCGGCATGTCCCGCCCCCGGCCAATCATGGAACTTCTTTTCGGGGTGGAAGCGTCCACCCGGTTTGAAGAACAATACCAGGGCATGGGAACCACCGGCCTGGTGCCTGTATTCGATGGCACCGTAGCCTACAAGGATTTCGATGCCGGGTTCAGAACGGACATCCGCAACTACGAAATGGCGATGGGGATACAGGTTGAAAGGCGATTGGTTGACGATGACCAGTTCAATCAGATTCGCAGGCGGGCCAGCAATATGTCGGACGCCTTCAATACCACCATCGAACATGATGCGGCCCAAGTATTCGTGAATGCGTTCACGGATTCGGGCACCAACCGGATGGGCGCATCCACCAACGGGGCAGACAGCGTGGCCCTTCTCAGTACCGCCCACCCGCACGGCCCAGCCAACACGAACAATACCCAGGCGAATGAAGGCACATTAGCCCTGACCATCGACAATCTGGACACCACCCGTCAGGCGATGCGTAACTTCACCGATGACAAAGACCTGTTGTTGGGGGTCAACCCTGACATGCTGCTGGTGCCACCGGAGTTGGAGCGTGACGCAACCCAACTGGTGAGTGAACGGGCTATCTATGAGCCTGGAAGCGCACAGTATGACGTTAACATGTTCAGTGGACGGTTCCGCCCGGTGGTCTGGGATAGGCTCACCGATGCCAATGCCTGGTTCCTGATTGACTCTACGCTGATGAAGCAACACTTAATCTGGCAGTGGCGCATCCGGCCAGAATTCAGCCAAGCCGAAGACTTCGATGGCCTAACCGCAAAATTCAGGGGGTATATGCGGTACGGCATCGGCTGGACTGACTGGCGATGGATTTACGGTCAGAACCCTAGCTAAATAATCTAAGGCAAGCTGGCGGCGGGTTCCCATGCGTTGATGCACCGGCCCCGCCGCTGGTTTCTTGAAGGAGAAACTGGTTATGCCTACGAACTTTCCATCTGGCGTGAAAAGCCGGGGTGTCCCGGTTGAAGGGCTTGGCGGAATCGGCAGCCCGCTGCTGACCACCGGGTCAGTATTCCATGTAGATTCGGGAGCGGATGCGGCTGACAACGACAACGCTGCCACCAATCCAAAACAACCAGCGGCCACCCTGGACGGGGCTATAGGAAAATGCACGGCATCCAACGGGGATGTGATTCTTGTGGCACCAGGCCACACTGAAACCATTTCCGCTGCTGCTGCCATCACGTTTGACGTGGCCGGTATAACGGTCATCGGGATGGGAGTGGGCAACAGCCGCCCAACCATCACCCTGGACACCGCAGCCACCACGGATATAGATGTGACGGCTGATGATGTCCAGATTCATAACCTGATATTCTCGATGAATTACGCTGACATCGTGGAAGTGTTTGACCTTTCGGCGGCGGGGTTCGTGGTCAACAAGTGCCGGTTTGTCGATACCGCAACGAACATGAACTTCGTTGACCTGATAAAAGGCACAACGACCAACAACGAATGTGACCGCCTGGAATTCACCAATAACGTGGTCATCAGCCCAGATACGGGCAACAACGGTGTGATAGACATTGGCGGTGACATCGCTGGGTTGGTCTTCAATAACAACTACATCCGCATGGGTGTTGCCAACTCCGAAGCGATTATTTCAGTGGCAACGGGGAAGGATGTCACCGATTGTGAGATAGCCTACAATCACATCTACAGGTTAAACACCGCTGGTGACCTGTTGATTGATTCGGACACCAGCGATAACACGGGCATCATCGCCCATAACCGTATCGGTCATGCTGACACCGCTTCTGAAATCTTGATTGACGCTGACGGTGTGCGCCAGTTTGATAATCTGGGGAGCGCAACCGATACGGCCAGCGGCTACGTCCTACCAGCCATAGACAGTTAGATGTCCGGCTGCCTTCGGGCAGACATTCAACTGTCACAGGGTGGATGTCCTGGGTGCCTGCCCCCATCGCAGGCATCCAGGGAAAATATAGGAGGGCTGAATGGCATACGGTTATGAATCGGTAACGATAAATACCGGGGCCGCATCCGGTGGTGACGGCTCCGCAACGAACAACAACACGTCCAGCCACGTTGTCACCGGGCAGATATGCTCCATCGGGGTGACATATGGGGATTCCCCACCCAATACTACAGACGTGACGATAGCCACGGCAGGGAATAACGGCCCCGCCCTGACCATCCTGACTCTGACCAACGCCAACACCAGCGGATGGTTCCACCCAAGACACAAGATTGACGATGAAACCGGGGCGGATGTCACTTACGACGGCACGGAAGAAGTCTATGATAAAGTCTGCGTGGCCGATAACATCAAAGTGACGATTGCCCAGGCCAACAGCCCAGACACGGCGGAAGTTGTTGTTGTCTATTACGCTGGACGTTGATGGCTATTGAGCGTCACATAATCAAGGTCAGCACAACGGGTTCCAGTGCTTCGGCAACGGGTTCCCTGGTGACGGCTTTGCCGTATTGCGAATTGCTGGCGGCGTACTTCGACTTTCACGCATCTGCACCAGGCACCACAGACACCACCCTTTCTTCCCCTGGTGACCCCGTGTCAGTGACATTGTTGACCATCACCAACAGTGCCACTGATGCGTGGGTCTATCCATCCATCCAGATGGATGACAACGCCGGGGCTGCTATTACCGGGGCTTATGTGCCAGCGTTGATTCACGGGAATCTGTTGGTGGAACTGGCTGGTTCCGATGCCCTAACCGATGCCCTGACCTTGACGATATTCGTGCGGGTGTAGCTATGGCCTTTTCCTACACGGCTGGTAGTACCGCAGACCGGGATAGGGTACGGCTGGAAATCGGTGATACCGATTCAGACCGGGCCTTATTTGAAGATGCGGAACTGGATGACTTCCTGGCCCAAGAAGGGGATTCCGTTCTGAAGTCAGCGGCCAGGGCTTGTGAGACTTTGGCCGTGCGGTTCGCCAGGGATTTCACTTTTTCGGCAGATGGGGCCAGCTACCAGAAGGGGCAAGTCACCCAGATGTTCCTGGCCCAAGCCAAGCGGTTGCGCCGGAAGGCAAGTGCCACCACCACCGTGATGCCACGGCGGAAGGACGGGTACAGCGTCTACACGGACAGCGATGAAGTGACCGGCCTGAACATCCTTGATTCCGGCACCGGCCAATTCGGGCGGTACAGTGATGGTTGACAAACTGTTACAGGAAGATGATTTGCGGTACATGCGGGCTGCCGTCAAGACGGCGATGCCTGACACCGTGGATGTCCAACGCAAGACCCTGGCGAGTGATAAGCAAGGCGGGTTTTCTGAATCGTGGGCTAACGCCTACCAGAACATCCCGGCCCGTCTTGCGGCCAAGGGCGGGGGGGAATCAGTGGGCCAGGGCCGCCAGGACTTGCAGTTGGACTACACGCTGACGCTGGCCCATGACCAATCCATCGAACAAACAGACCGGGTGGTGCATACCAGCGGGACTTATGAAATCCAATCCATCGACGTGGGAAAATCGTGGGCTGCCACTAAAAGATGCCAGATGCGGCGGCTGTAGGACTGCGGGAAGCCCGTTGCAGGCGGGTGGAATGCCGCAGCTTGCTGGCCCGTATCCGGTTGGACGGAACCAGCCAGGTTGAAATTAAGTGCCGGTTATGTAAAGCTATAACTACCTTCGCACCCGAAACGGTGACGGTGCGGATGAAGCCTGACGGCCAGGGCGGATATGTCGATGTGCCGTTAGGTGACAACTGAATAGAACCCCACCACAGAGACTCTAGGAAGTCCATAAGCGGCCAGACCGCTGGCGGGGATAGATAAGGTGAACGAGGCTCTTGGAAGCCCCTAATCGCCCTTATATGGGCTGTTGGGGGTTTTTGTTTTGGCTGACTTCACGATGAATCTAGCGGTGGAAGTGACCATAGACCCACGGTGGCGGCAGCTAGGCGCACGGGTTCCCAAGGCCGTGGAAATCGCCGCCAGGAACGTGGAGAAGGGTGGCAAGGAACGCATAGCCGCATGGCCCGCCGTGGACACATCGGCCACCATCAACTCCATCAAAGCCCAACCAGCGGGGGGGTTCACAGGGGAGAATCTGGAATGGACAATCGGGCCGTCCACCGAATATTCCGCCTTCATCGAATTCGGAACCAGATATATGCGGGCCAGACCGTTCATGGTGCCAGCCCTGGAAGATGAACGGCCCCGGCTTATTGAAGCCCTGACACAACTGATGCGGGAACTGCGCTGATGGCTAATCTGCGGGTGAACTTGGATACGGCCATCTATGCCACGCTGAACGTGGCATCGGTGACCAACGAAGCCACCGGGGGTGTGTTCAACGGGATTGCGCCCCAGGATATTGAACCGCCCTTCGTGGTGTTCCAGGCCATGAGCAAGGTGGATGATTACTTCGCTTTCACCGGGCGGGGTGGTAGTGCGGTCTACATGGTCAAGGTGATTGACCGGAGCATCTGGCCCAAGGCGGCGGGGAATATAGACACACAGATTGACAGTGTGATGCAAGACGCTGCGTTAAGCATCACCGGCCATTCATTGCTGATGTGTCGCAGGGAATCAGACATCTACCTGACCGAAGACCAGCAAGGCGTGGTTTATCAGCACGTCGGGGGGTTGTACCGGATAATTGCAGACCAAAGTTAATAGATGCGTCCATCATTGGATTATAGAACCGGCCAATGGAAAGAGTAGCCAGGGGCGGTGTGAAAAATGCCATGCCGTCAGGCAATTCAATAATACCCTTCCCGATGTCCAGTTTGCCTTTTCCAAGAAGGAAAATATGTTCCCCCGATATGAACCAGACAACTGAAGAAGAACCAATCTGGTATCTGGCCCTGAAGAAGATGCTGATGGCCCAAGGGCCGGGGGTGAAGCCATCATCCATCCGCATCAACCGGGGCCAACGGTTCGCCCTGGACGGGGATGAACCGCTGGACATCGATGAATTGATACGGCTGAAGGTCGTGAAGATATACGAAGAATCGGACGCTGAATGGGCGCAAGGGGAGTTAGCGAAGGCACCCAAGCCCAGAAGGAGAAGGAACCGTGGCTAGAATCCACGCTAAATCTGCCGGGTTACTGGTCGATGAATTCGATTTCAGCGGCGTGTCCAATGCGATGACTCTTAGCTTTGCCGAAACCCCGGCTGACGTGACGGCCTTTGCGGATAGCGATATGACCTATGTCCAGGGCAAGCCCACCTTCACGTTTGACGTGAATGGGCTTTGGTCAACAAGTTCCCCAAACTACGATGGGGAAATGTTCACCGATTTGACCGCTACGGCAAGGCGGGTGGGCATCTATCCCGGTGGCTTAACTCAGGGGAACGTGGGATACGAAGGGCCAACGCTGATAAGTGCTTCGCCCCGTGTCAGCAGCGTTGGGGATGTCATCGCTTGCAACGTCACCTGGCAGGGCGCAAGCGCACCGTTCCGCAGCCAAATCATCCTGGCAAACACGATTACCTGTAACGGGTCAACCGTGGTAGTCAACGGTACTGGCTATAACAGCGGCGTGATAGCCGCAACGAACACCATCATTGGCATCTGGCGCATGGTGGAACTGGGCGGGTCTGGCACCAACACCATCGCCCTGGAAATTCAAAGTGAAACGAATGACACATGGGGAAGCCCCACAACCAGAATCAACTTTGGAACCGTCACGCAATCCACGGGTGCCAATGGAACGCACATCGTCACCACCGCCACCGCCCCAGGAGCATCAGAATCATGGTGGCGGGTGAAACTTCAATCGTCTGGCACGGGAAGCCGGACGTTCCAAAACTATGTGTCATTCGGCTACTTCGTAACGTAGGAGATAGATATGGCAAGGACGCACGGAAAAGATTCTAATTTCTCGTTCAATTCCGTGGCAATAGAAGATGAATTAAGCAGCATCACGATGAACGCATCGGTGACCGAAAGTGACATCACGGCATTTGGTGACGTTTATCAGAATTTCCTGGCGGGTAAGAAAGACGTTTCCTTCGATGTATCCGGTGCGCTGGATATGGACTTTGCCAGTGATGGGGATGCCACGATATTCGACCATATCGCCCTAACATCTGGCCCGAAGACCTTGATATATGACCCCGATGGGGCTGGGCCGGATACCGATTCACCGGAATACACTTGCACATCCAGCGGGCTGACCGGGGCGATGGTGTCCAGTTATAGCATCAGTCTGCCGGTGGGGGATGCGGCCACATACACGGTCACGTTCCAATGCAGCGGGTCAACCACACGGGCGGTTTCATAGCACGGCTGTATGGGCTTCTCAGGGCCGTACAGACCATATATAGGAGAATGACCGATGGCAAGAACACATGGAAAGGATGCGGATTTCAGTTTCGATTCCGTGGCGATTGAAGATGAACTGTCAAGCGTTAGCCTGAATTTTACCGTACCGGAAGCAGACATCACCGCTTTCGGTGATAGCTATCAAAATTTCCTGGCGGGGAAACCCACCGCCACCATCGACGTTTCGGGGTTCGCTGATTTGGCATCCAGCCAGGGCGATGTGACCATCTTCGGGGAATTAGGATTGGAAGGTGAAGAATGGGATTTTGAACCGGATGGCAGCACGGGATACAACGGTTTTGCCATCGTCACAAGCTATTCCATCACCAGCACGGTTGGTGGGCCGATAACTTATTCGGCCAGTTTCCGGCACAACGGCGGGTCTGCTGCCGCTGATGCAGCCGCTCCCACCAGGGGATAAATCCGCCTGCTAGAAGGCCATAATCGGGAGCCGGGGTGTTCTAAAAACGCCCCGGTTTTCCGAACATCTGTTTGGGTGTTTTTAGCATAACGTTCCGTATATTAGGATGGGTAAGGAAGGAATCTTCGTGGAAACAGCTTAGAACGCCAAAGAAAGGGCATCGGATTTTAGGGGTTTTCGCTGTTTTTGATAGTACATTGTACAAAGTATACAAGACCATGATACTAGGCCAGGGAAAATTAGAACGGTCAAATGTTCTAAAAGGAGAGGCTCCATGAAGCCCAAGATACCAACGGTCAAGGTTCCCAGCGATGAATGCGCCATCAGCATCGGGCAAATCATCGAAGACGGGGAGATAGTCGAACCGGGAACACCGCACTATGTTCACATCGGTGAATGGGTGGAAATCATGCCGGTCATGGCGGTGAAGGAAGTGATGCAGTTAAGCCGTTTGCAACGGGGTAGCGATGACCCCAGCGGCCTGGGGGAAAGCCTGTCCCAACTCTGCATCGAATTGTCCAAGCGCATCATCGCTTGGAACTGGACAGACCTTGTGGGGGAGCCGATGGAGCAACCGTACAACCGGCCCGATGTCATAGAAGAACTGTCATCGGATGAACTGTTGTGGTTGGTCAACGCTTCGGGTGTACAGGAAGGGACAGACACCAGAAAAAAAGGCTCAAACAACTTGGCGAACACATCCTTGGTGACGGCCCCCAGCCAGTAGCGGCAACCGTTAGCATCCTTTGTGAATCCTTCGGATGCCTGCCCAGTGAAGTCATGGATGAAGATTGGAGATTGGTCAGGGATATTTTGGATTACCGGCTGCTGATGTCTGCGAAAGACCAACATAATCAGGATGCGTCCAAGATGCACCCATCCCAGATAACCTTGTGGAAGGAAATGATAGAAGTAGTGGAAACCGATGGCTGACGCTTCAACCGTATCAGTCTTAATCCAGGCCCGTGACCAGGCTTCTGCCCAGTTTCAGAAGATTGAAGGGAACATGGGCAAGATGGCGGCAGGCTTCCAGAAGCACCGCCGTGCCATCGGTCTGGCGGCCACCGCCATCGGTGGTGCCATCACCGGCATTGCTGCTATGTCCGTCAAATCATCATTCGACCAGCAACAGGGGATACGCTCATTAGACCAGGCGTTGAAGAATGTTGGCACTAGTTATGCGGCGCAGAAGCAGCAGATTGAAGCCCTAGCGTCAGCCCAGCAGCGCAAGACCAATTTCGGGGATGAAGAACAACGCAAGGCGTTGCAAGAACTTGTTCAAGTCAGCGGCAGCTACGATGACGCTATGGCCGCCATGATTCCCACGATGGACTTGGCGGCTGCCAAGGAAATGGACTTGGGAGCGGCGGCCACTCTGGTGGCCCGTGCCATCAGTGGTGAAGAAACCGCATTGGGGCGGTATGGCGTTGAAGTCGAAAAGGGTGCTGGCAGCACGGCTGTCCTGACGGAAATCATGGCAAAATTCGGTGGGCAAGCTGAAGCGAATGCAGACCCTATGGCCCAGTTGAAGAACCGTATAGGGGATTTGTTCCAAGTCCTGGGGGATGACCTGTTACCCATTTTAGAAAACCTATTACCAAAAATAGAAGCCGCCACCCGTAGCATCATCGAATGGACGGAAGCCCACCCAACACTAACCAAGGTTCTGGGGCTGACTGCTACGGCTATCGGCGGAATATTGTTGGTGGCAGGGCCGTTGCTTCTGTTGTTGCCTACCATAGTGACAGCCATAGGTCTTGTATCAGTGGCATTTGTGAAACTTAATCTGTCGATGGGGGTCATAACTTTAGTCATCCTTGCAATAGCTGCTGTCATAGCCACTTCTATCATTGTTTGGAAGAACTGGGAAAATTGGTCAGTGAATGTGAAGATTGCGATTGCCGCTCTAAGTGTTGCTCTATTCTTCATCCTTGGCCCACTAGCCTTAATCCCAGCGGCCATCATTGGCATAATTGCCGTCATTAAGAACTGGGACAAGATTATCGTAATAGTGAAGGACAACATCCGCAAATTCGTGGTCAATATCATCGATATGGGGAAGAAGTTTTTAGAAACCATCCGGTCTATGCTGACGTTTGTTCCTGGCATGGACAAAATAAAAAGGGCGATAGATAGCGGCATCAGCAAGCTAGATAGCATGGAAGGGGCCATGCACCGCTGGGCTGATTCCGGTGGTGCCGCTATGGGAGATATGGACGATGAATCTGGGTTTCTGGCAGAAGCAATAGAAACCAACACCGATAAAATGCAGGCATCGTTCAAGCAAACCGCAGAAGTAGTGAAGGAGAGTGCGAAAGGCTGGGGGTTTGAAGTAAACAAGGCAACGGGGATTACTGAGGAAATGGCGGTCAGGACAGCAACGGCAACCCGTAACATAGCGGAAGCCTTCCAAGAAGCCGGGGATGAATCCATGACCGGCGCACAGAAGATAGCAGCGGCAGCCAGACTAGCGGAGAAAGCCACGGCTGAAGCAACGACGAAGATGGAATCGGACTGGGATGCCTGGATGTCTAGCATGGATAGACAAGAGAAGCAGTTGGAAGAAGTTTTTGCTGGTATGACCGATGAAATGGACTTCTTCGCTGGCCCGCAGATGGATGCTTTTCTTGACACGCATAAGGAAAAACTTGGGGACAGCATCGACCAGCTTGATAATTGGGGCGCAAGATACGCAGCGACACTTAAAGAACAAGGTGAAACCCGCAGAGAACTTGAAGATAGGACATATGCGGCTGGCCTGGCCAAGTTCTCTGCGTATATAAAAGCGCAAGAAGACCTACAGGCGGCTGCAACCGCAAAAGAACGGCAAGTGAAGTTAGAAGCGTTCTTCCAAAGTACCCAAGCCATTTCACCAGAAGCGGCGGCGGCACTTGGACTCTCACCCGAAGATGCTAACAAGATGCGGGCACGTAGCCAGGTCGAAAAACAAATAGAGAATCAACAGAGAATCATTTCGGAACAAGAAGCCAGGGGCCAAACACTCCATCGGCACTGGCAAGAATCGGCACAACGGGGTGACCCGTGGTCAGTCCAACGAAGTGCAAACGACCGATACGTTGAACAATCAGCGGTGATTTCCCGTGCGGAAGAAGTGTTGGGTAAATTGCGTAATCGCCTACCATCTATGGCAGGCGGTGGCATATCTGGTGGAGGCTTGGCTCTGGTTGGTGAGCGTGGGCCGGAAGTGGTATCCCTGCCCGGTGGAGCCAGGGTGCATCCCAATGGCACTGGCCCCGGTACGAATAACTTCATCTTCCACGGGGCCGTCTACGGCCTGGAAGACCTACGCCGGGTGGTGGTGGAAGCGGTGCGTGACCATGCCCTATCTGGTGGCTTCCGTGGGGTATTCGGGGAAGCCTGATGCCGTTGAAGAAGGGGAAAAGCAAGAAGGCCGTCAGCTACAACGTGGAAGAACTGAAGAAGTCCGGTTACCCACAGAAGCAGGCGGTGGCAATAGCGATGGCAACAGCTAGAAATCAGCGCAAACGGAAGGCCAAATAATGGCACGGGGAACGTATGTCCTGGCTATTGATTGGAACGGTAACAATTCCTTCAGTGATACAGGGGAAGATGTCACCGCCCGAACCCTGGCCTGTGAATGGCGGCGGGGGAATGACTATGCTTCGCAGTTGGTGGGGAAGGCGATTTCGGGGGTGTTGAATGCTGAATTGAACAATGAATCTGGGGATTACTCCACCTTCAACACGTCCAGCCCGTTGGCAGGGAATCTGGTTCCAGGGCGCAGGGTGAAGCTGACCGGCAACGATGGCACCACTACCAGAACGCTATGGGCAGGGTTCGTTGATTCTATCGAACCGATGCCCAGCGTTAACGGGGCGAACAAGGCCAGGTTGAAGGCGATTGGCCCCTTGGGATTCGTGAATAAATTTGAAGTTAGCACCACCATGTTTGCAAACAAAAAAGCCGGGGAATTGGTTGGTGAAGTGCTGGACGCAGCCGGGTGGGATGATGATGACCGTGACTTGGACACCGGCATCGTGACGTTCCCTAGATTCTGGACGGAGCGGGTCAAGACGTTTGATGCTTTACGCATCATCGAGGAAACTGAAACCGGGCTGCTTGAAGAATCGGCTGATGGGAAGATTGTCTACCGTGACCGTCATGCCCGTTCCACGGACACCCGTTCTACGGCTTCACAAGCCACGTACAGCGATGCAAGCGGGGCAGCCCTATCCTATAGCCACATCGCCCAGATAGACCCCTTAAAATTCATATTTAATGAATTGCGGGCCAAGCTGCAACTGCACAGCGGGGCTTGGATTCTGGGCAGTTCCGCCCTTGGAACCCAGACTGAACTGGCTGATGATGCTGAAGTCCTGTGGACACATCCAGAAACCGGGTCAAATTCGCCCAGCATATCGGCTGGGGCCACCAGGCTTTTCACCGCAGCCTACCCAACCAGCGGCACGGCTTCCACATCCAGGGCCGTTGATTTTTGGACTGACCTAACCGCTACCACTGATTACCTGGCAAACGATTCGGCAGACGGTACGGGAACCAACCGTACCAGCAGCATAACCGTGAGCCTGACCAAACGTGCGCAGTCTATGGACATCAGCCTGGAGAATGGGCATAGCGGCAGCGTTTATATCACGAAGCTACAAACGCAAGGGCATAAGGTGACCGTCAAAGACCCGGTGGAGATAGTGGCAACGGACGCAACTAGCCAGACGGCTTTCGGGAAAAGGACTTTCCCCCATCCTGGGAAGTTCGTGCCAGACACGGAAGAAGCCCAGAACTGGGCCGATTTCCACATCAGTGCTTGGAAAGACCCGGTGCCGTTGCTGCGCTTGACGATGGTTGGGAACCGTTCCACGGCTACACTGACAGACATCCATTCCAGGGACATCAGTGACCTTGTAACCGTGACGGCCAGCAACGATGCGGGTCTGGGGATTGCCGAAGACTTCTTTGTGGAGCAAGTCCACCATCAACTGGATAGCCAGCTAAATCACCGGGCTACGTTTACGCTTTCGCAAGCCAGCGGGTACGCCGGGTTCTTCATCGTTGGGAATTCTAGCCTGGGTAATACCACCCGATTGGCTTATTAGGAGGAATTTATGGCATTCACCACGCCCCGCACGTGGGTCACCGGGGAAGTTGTAACCGCCGCTTTGCTTAATGCCCAACTAAAATCGAATATGGACTTAACTGCGCCTGCCATCCTGACCACGGCTGGTGATATTCTCTACGCTTCTGGGTCTAATGTTCCCGCTCGTGTAGCCAAGGGAAGCAATGGCAACATCATCCACCAGGCCAGTTGCGCCCCAGCGTGGACAGCCAGCCCTAGCCTTACCGGGCTGACGCTATCGGGAGCCTTGGACGTGAACGGCACCATCGACTATGACGGCACCGATGTAGATATGCTATCCAGTGGTGACATCGACCTGGTATCCAGTGCCAACGCCGCCGCCGCCATCTACATCGCCCAGTCCACCGGCACCAGCGGCACGATTAAAATCCACGCCGACACTGGCACCAGCGTGACCGAAGGTGCGGAGTCTATCAACATCTTGTCGGACGTTGGCGGGGTGGGAATCCGCTCCACGGCGAATCTTGCTAACGCAATCAACCTAACCGTGGATGGCGGCACGACCAGTTCAATGACCCTATTCAATGACCAGGGAACTTCGGTGACTGAAGGTGGCGCATCCATTGAGTTGCTGTCGGATGCTGGCGGGGTAGAACTGAGAAGCACCGCCAATCTTGTCAACGCCATAAACCTAACCGTAGACGGTGGCACTACGTCCACCATGACCTTATTCAATGACCAGGGGACAACTTCCACAGAAGGAGCGGCATCCATCCAGCTTTTGAGTGACGTGGGCGGCATCGGAATCAAGTCTGGCTTGAACGCTGCCGGGGCCATCCGGTTGACCGCCGATGCGGGAACGTCTGAAACTATCATTCTTCACGCTGACCAGGGGAGCGGGACTGGCTCGATATGCCTGACCAGCGATGCCGGGGGAATCACGCTGAACCCCGCCACGTTTATCACGGTGGGTGCCAATGCCACCAACGCTGCCGAAGTTCGGATGTTTGAAGACACCGATAACGGGTGCAATTATGTGGCCTTGAAAGCCCCAAACGTGTCCACCAGTTATACGATAACCCTGCCCACCGCCGTTGCTGCCAGTTGCGGCCTTTTCCTAAAATCCACCTGTGCCGGAGTCACATCCTGGGCGGCGGCTGGCGGCGGTCTTGATTCCTGTGCTGACGCAATCATCAACAATGGTTATGGCATCGTACTGGGTAACTGCGCCCAGTTAGCAGGTGGAGATAACCCCGCTAACACGGTGGCTGAATTTCAGATGGTTGGTACAGCCTGCGTGGACACCTCGATGCACCTAATCCGCCACTCTACTGATGCCGAAGGGTTCAGCATCCGATTCGGCAAGAGCCGCAACGCCACTATCGGCTCCAATACCATCGTTGCCGCTTGCGACATAGTAGGGGATATTGTTTTCATGGCAGATGATGGTAGTGATATGCAATCGTATGTCGCTGCGGTACGGGCTAGCATAGATGGCACCCCTGGCAACAATGATATGCCGGGGCGTATATCGTTGTTTACCACGGCTGATGCTGCGGCAGGCGTTACGGAGCGGCTGCGTGTCAGCCAGTGTGGTGCAGTTTCACTGCAATGCGGCAGCCTAACACCAGCGACAGGCTATGGGGCGGGCTGCCCCAACGCAGACGCAGGGGATGGGCCAACGGTAGTTGGAAAGGGGCTGGTAAAAGTGTGGGGTTCTTCGACATCAGGTGGGGGTCTTCAGGCCGGAACGCATAACGTGACCAGTGTAGCGAAATGCACTACGGGAGTCTATGACGTGACGATTGCCACTGATTTTCCCGGTGGTGCATACAAGGCGCAAGCCACTGCTCGTATATGCAGTGCCGCATTTGTTACGACAGATTCCTATGCTGCCGGGACGTTCAAGGTATATACAAGATGTCAGGCTGGCAATGCGGCTGATAAAGTTTTCAATTTCATGATGACGGGGATTTCTTAATGGCGAAATGTATCCTGGTTCCCAAGACAGTATCGCCAAACAATCTAAAGCGTATCCATCCGGCTTATTACAACAAGACTGCTGCCCAGTCCGAAGACGATTTTGTGGCTGGAGTCGTCCGGCGCAATCAAGAAGTGGGACAGGTTCCGTATGAAACCGATGAAGCCAGGAACGCCCATATCGCTGCATTGGACACACGGGATGCCGCCTTAATAGCAGCCGGGGAACCTGTGCCGGAACGGGCCGTATTCCCTGCCGCTGGGCCGCATTACATCGTTGAGGAATCGGCACTACCAGGCGGCAGCGTCAGCGAAGACAACGATTATTTTTTCGACTGTTGGGAGTGGAGCGATGCCGTTGTGGTCAACATGACTAAGGCTCGTGCTTTCCACATGGATGTGATTAGAAAGGCACGGGACATCGAACTGGCTAAACTGGACGTGCCGTGGATGCAGGCCGTGGAAGCGGGGAACACCAGTGACCAGGCTACCATCGCCACTCAGAAGCAGACGTTGCGGGACATCCCAGCCACGTTTGACATCACCACTGGGGTGACCACACCAGACCAGTTAAAGGCCGCTTGGCCCAGCGAATTACCAGCAAGGGAGTAAAACTATGCCAACGCCGGAAATCATCGCCCGAAATACGATGTGGTGGAGTAACGAAGTTGACCGCCTGGAAGCGCAGATAGCGTCCTTGCGGAACGACATGCGCATCTACAACGAAGTCATTGAAGCCCTGCGGTCTGGGGAGTTGCCGTGGGAGCGGGTACAAGTCATGGAAACCGGACAGTTGAAAGTCTTGGAGCCAGCACCGCCCGTTCCCGATACTTGTGTTGAAGAAGTGACCAGGGATTTCGTGAAGCGCAACGGCAAGAAAGATACCGCCGTCGCTGAACTGGTGGAAGTGACTGCCGATGGTGACTAGCAATGTAATCCTTTACGAAGACTCCCAGTACCAGAGCGACGCACCCATCGGGCCGCAACCACCTATCCCGGCTGGCGTACATAACATCGAACTGAGTTGGGACAGAAAGACCGGCTACATGCGGGTCATCATTGAAAGCCGCACCTGGCACTTCAAGGAGTTCCTGGGGAAGGCCGTGGTGGTGGGAACCGATAACCAAAGGGGCCGAATCAACCTTCGGGGGATGGCTAGGATAGACGGGGAAACGCTGACGCTGTACCGCCCACCCAAGGCCGAACCGCATCCATTGGTGGAAGGGGTCAACCGGGAAGCTACTCACAATCGGCTTTGCTACCGGCGCAGTTCCAGGGATTGGCGGCTACGGGATGAACGGCGGCCCGAATCCCGTGATGCCCTGGTGTTTACGGCCAGCTACGTTGGTGACCTGTCGGCTGAGTGGGACAAGAGAGATAACATCGCCCAT